ATTTGCAATTTCATTAATTGGTACTCCGCTAAGACTAGATAGAATTCTGTTGAGGTGATCCTCTTTGCTCATTTCGGTATCGAGCATAAGGACTGGAATTCCTCTTCTTGCAACATTGACGGCAACATTATCGCCAAATACAGACTTGCCCACTTTAGGACGAGCAGATACCAAGTCAACGCACTTGCGTCGAAGACCGCCACCAATAGCGGCATCATACCTGTCAAACCCGCTCGGTATACCGATCTGATCACACTTATTATCCATAAGGAAATCAAGGTACTCATCAATATCTTGACCAATTCTCTCTGGTTTATCTCTTGTGTCATCTTCTCTTAAAAATTCCGTTAGAGGGTTTTCTGCTATGCCAATTATTTCATCAATATCTTCATCGCCATTGATGTCTTCTATATCTCTACCAATCTTATTAGCAATCGCTCTAATCTTCCTAGCGAATTCAAACTTTTTTACCTGCGCAGCAAAATGAATTACATTCTCTTTCTTGACGGGAAAATCCATCAAACTTTTTATGTATTGTAATTCTTGTTTGGTCTGAATTGTTTCGGAAAATCCAAGCTGTTCAGCGGCAGATAGTAATGTTGGTAAGTCAATATATGCTTCCTTAGTCAAGATCTTTTCTATACATTTATAGATTAGTTGATTGTTTTGACTTGAGAAACTTGTGTGGTCAATAATGTCGCTAATTTCAACGTATGACTCTAGACCGTAAGAGAAGAGACCAGCAAGAACCGCTGTCTCTGCGCCAGAGTCTCCAAGTAATTTACTCACTACCTTCTCCCGCAGCGATTGCAACGATGGTGTTCACCATAGATCAGCGACGGATTTTCCATAAAGGTTTTACCGCAAACGCTACACTCTACTTCAACCTTAGTTGCTTTACTTCTACTCCTGCTAGTTCTTTTTCTGTTGTTAGACCATTCGTCTTCTCCCTCAAGTTGAAATTGTCCATCGTCAACCCATTGGTTTTTTCTGGCTTTCACCGGAACTCTCCCTCTTTCTAATTCAGTTTTACTACTTGTAACACGAAAATCCTCGGTCACAGTTGACTGAGGTTTGGAGGAAACCGCTTCCTCCTTTTGTTTTGTTTCTGATAAACTATTCATAAGTTGGTCAAGCAAAACTTGCTTCTGCTCAACAGTAAGATTTTTAAGTAGATCTTTATCTATCATTTCCTTTTGCCTTTTTCAAAAAGTATGTCGGCCTTTCTACGTATATTATACTCTCTAGTCTTGATATTTTCAAGTCTTCCTTGAGCAGTTAGTTTCCATTCGTTGATTTTATGTGCTAGGTCATCATTTCTAAGAATTGTTGCGACTTTAGTTTCATGCTTTGCATATGTATCCCACACGCCACTGGATAACTGTTCAGATATAATACTCTGTAACGAGTTTTCACACCAACGAATTACATTCTCACACTGAGCGCGCTCTGTAGCAACATGATCTACATACTGCATGAGTTGATATGCATATCCAAAACATTCATCTTGCGTTAACTTATCCATGTTTTCTAAGGATAGCGTTTCTGCCATCGCAAATTCTGGATTAAATTTTGTAGGTGTTATATTCTTAGCGGTGATATATGAGTCAATACCATCCAAGAAATGCTTTAATCTTTCAGCGGCTGTCAATTTGATTTCTCCAATCTTCTATGCTATCTGAATATTTAAGAACAATTAACTCTATACCGTTTAGTTCACACCAATCTTCCTTTATAAAGTCTCTTTTATTAGATTGCAAGAAGCCCGCCATAGTTTTATGAAAGAATTTACAAAACTCATAATGCTGTCTACCGTGAACTTCTATGCCAAGCATTAAACTTGGAATAAAGAAGTCTAGGAATAATGCAGACTTCTTACTTGGACATCTTGATCCCGGCAACTTTACTTCTTCTAAAACAGTGTAACCACTAAACATATCGGCAAGAAGTTCTCTTGCTGCTATATGATACTTGGATTTAACAGTCTTGTCATTTCTTTTTACAATATATTTCTTTAAATTTATATTGTACTCACGACCATTTAGACCTACGACTTTCATAGCACACTTTTAATTTCATCATACAAGAAGCTTTGAATCTCTTCGTTCTCTTCAATGAATCTACTTAGGTTTGACATACCCTGAAACTTAAAGAATTTTTCTCTAGCTTCTGGTTCGTCTGCGACCTCGTTCTTCTTTAGAAGTTGTAGGATTCTTTTATCCTCTGACGCAACTGCACTTATGATTGTATACCAAGCTCCCGCCTGTTTGATGAATGTAAGTTCGTTTGCTATCTCGCATAACTCTCTCGTCTCATCAATACCAACGCCGTATTTAATATATGATACTGCGGTTGAATTTGGCTTTCCGCCAGCAGCAGAGGTTTTAACTACCCAGTTGGCAACCTGACCTACATCGTGACCTGCTTCATCTGTCTCTTCCCACTTGCCCCTGTGTGTGATAACCATATTGGTTCCCGCCTGATATTGAAGCATGTTACCTGCGTCAGCCATCTTTGCTGGAGACCATCTAGACCCACCGGTATTTGCGATATTGTGAGTAATGAAAATTAGAATTGCTCTGGTTCTAGCAACGTCATTGCTAATACGTTTGAAAAACATAGAGAGAAGTCTCGGTAGTTGCGCTCTCACGCCACCACGAACGTCTCCGTCAAGTTCATCTTGCGGAACCATGTTAGATACAGAGTCAATGATTGCTACAAAGTCTGGCGTGTTCTTGACATATGTTTCAATGGCATTAAGAAATGTTTCAGCGGACACTACAGGTTGATTGTCTGTCGCTTGCACAATTTTAATTTTATCTGAATCAAGACCCTTGATACCCGTAAAGTTTTCTTTTGTTAGCCTACCTTCGGTGTTGAAGTAGAATACGTTTTTACCTGCTGCCTGCGCTTTGGCGGCGAAGTACAAAGAGGTCGTAGTCTTTCCGGTTTTAGGATCGCCAGTCATAACAACAACGCTACCTTCTCGCAATCCTCCACCTAGTGCCAAGTCTAGCGCTGGGGATATACCAATAGTATTAAACGTCTGTAGGTCTTGTAATACTTTTGTTCCTTGCTCAACAATATCTCCGTACTTTGCAATAATTTGATTGCTTACAATATCATCATTAAACTTAGCTGCCGCTTTCTTTTTTGCCATTTAATCCTCTCAATTTATTTAATCCAGATTTCTTACCGTAAGATTTCTTTCTGCTTTCCGGTTTATCTTTTACATCTAGTTCCTGTGTGTTATTAGATTGTTCTTCTATAATCTTTAATTGCTTTTTAATCTCAGGGACAACTCTTTGGTTTTTCAAAGAGAAAACTTTAGATAAAGTAGGTGAATTAACTGCCTTTACAACAGCTAACTCTCCGTACTTTTTTATTAAAGAATTAGCAGTAAATAATTGTTGCTTAAACGTCCAGTCCCAAGGTTTTTTATTCCAAAATTTATATGTCAAATTACCTTCATTTTTATGTTCTGCTAAACGTAAACACATCATTTCTGCTAAGTATGACGCACATGTGCAATGATCGCCTGTGCTTTTATGTTTATACTTGCTTTTCTCAGTTCTTTTTCTTTTGGTCATATATGATTGCTTCTTGGAAACACTCTTCAATTTTGTCTTCATATTCTTTTTCTACAACTAACTCTGGGGTTATCCACATTTGTTTTTCAACTTTGTCACCAATCACTTTCCCTACGGTGTAGTAATGAGTATTACGCTCTTGACCAATTACACCTTTTAATGATCTAATTAGATATATACCATCAATATTATCTAAATCAATTTTTTCTTGATGAGATTTGAATTGAAGATATAGCTCTTTAAGAAAGAGGTTCTCTTCTTCACATCTTATTTTTAATTTAGTCCAATCTTTAAAGTCGTCATAATTAAATTCTTCATCGTTTGTCAGCTTACCTCTGATCCAAACCGCCGACTTATTTTGCCTGTATTTAACTAGCCATTTTTTATTGTCCATGAGTCACCTAATTTTTGTTACACACTTAGGTCGTTTAGGTTCTGCCGAGCTTTTAAACGATCTAAAGTCGTCTGATAGCATAGATCCAGTTTCCGTCATAACGGTGGAGCCTCTTTTATTGCTCACAATATTATTGCTAATTAGAGTTTCTTCTTTTTGAATTTTTGGCTCACAGTTTTTAGCGTAAGCCGTGATAACGCTTTTAGCCCTGTCTAACTCTGTAGCAAGAGTGTCTACTCCAAGTTCTAAGTTTTGTTCAATATAAAATTTCTCAATTTTACTCAATGGTCCTCGCTTACTCATTTATAAATCTCCTGTTTGCTCTAGTTAAATAAATAGAATTATTCGTTTGAAGGTATATTAAATAAAAATCAAATGTGTCTTTTGAAACCTTTTTTAGTTTTGTTTCTAAATATCTTTCTCTATTTGAATTGATACCCATAGGGTCGTATATTTGATTGTTATACGTATTTATAATGTATTGAGGTGTCGCTTCAGAATATACAATCTTAGCGAATACTTTCTCCTGTGCGGCGGCCACATGTAAACCCTTTTTATTAAAATTGATTTCTTTTAATTCTTTTTTTTCTTCATTTGTTTCTACGTACTTCATTTTCCCTCCATAATGTATTTGGTTTTTTGAGCGTTGGTCATTTTGTTTATTTCTTTCATAGACTTTGTAGTATGCTCATGATGCCACGGTTTCTCTACTTTAGGTTGAGATTCGCGTTTCATCGCTTCCATCTCATTGATTTTATTTTTATTAATTCTAGAGTTCTTATCCGCAACGCTTCCTATGGTATCGCTTCCCGCCATGAAACTGTGGAGTCCACCAGTAACCAATCTAAACAATCCTTCTTTATTACATTTAGGACATGTAGTTAGTTCTGGGTCTGTGACCTTTTGAAATACATCACTGACTTCTGCTCCACAGTCTCTACATTCATAATCGTATATCGGCATTAGTTCTCCAATGCGTTAAGTATTCTTCCTAATATTCCATTACGTTGAATATCACTATATCCTAATCTACAAACACCAACACCTTCTAGTTCGCCAATCTTGTCGATTATATCTTCAAGTCCACTCTTATTGTTAAGGTCAGTTTGACGAATATCGCCGTTGATGATTACTTTACTTCCTTGCCCCATACGTGTTATAAACATTTTAATTTGTTCCCACGTACAGTTTTGCGCTTCGTCTAATATCATATACGAATTATGAAATGTTGACCCACGCATAACTTCAAGGGGCGCATACCTAATCTTCCCCTCATTATAATAGTGTCCATAGTACGCTCTTCCAAGGAAAAACTTGAAATTTTCTTGCATTGGTAGAAGATAGGGCGCTATTTTTTCCAGAAGTTCTCCGGGTAGCGACCCTATCTCCTTACCGGTGCATACCAGCGGACGGGTTACAATGATTTGTTCTATGTCTCCGCGATGAAGATGCTCTGCGGCAATACCAGAGGCTATAAATGATTTACCACAACCAGATGGGCCGGTACAAAATACGACATCGTTTTCAATAATCTGACGTATGTAATCCTTTTGGTTAGTTGTTTTTGCTTCTACAGCTTTAACTTTTTGTGGTGAATTCTCTACTTCTTTTCTGGTTCTTCTTTTAGACATATGTTGTACCTTATATTAGTGTTAATTACCAGAACTACCAAAACCCCCTTGTCCTCTTTGGGTATCGTCTAAATCGTCCACTTCTACTAAATCAAAACCCTTTACTTTTTGAAATAATATTTGCGCAATCCTGTCGCCCTTTTTAACTTGATAGTGGTCGGTTACTCTTGAGTTATAGAGTATTACACCCACATCACCCCTGTAGCCAGCGTCAATAACGCCAGCGTATACATCCAGTCCATTCTTATAAGCAAGGCCAGAGCGCGGCCAGATAAGACCGACATAACCAGCAGGAATCGCCATAGAAATACCGGTCTTGATTAGTTTATGATTAACAGCGGGGATTTCTACATCTTCTAGAGCATAGAGATCATAACCCGCATCTGTTTTATTTGCCCTTGTTGGAATGATC